TAAACCAATGCTAGTAGGACTAACAACTTTTGATAATTTTGAAAAACTATCTCCAAAACTTTGAAAATTTTCAGGACCAAAAACAGTCCTACTAGGATTAAACGCAACCGAATCCATAAACTTTCCTCCTCCAGGAAGAAGATGGTCTCCAAATCCCCCTGTTGCTTGAGTAGAAATATCACCAATTTCACCTAAAAAAGTTCTTCCTGTTCCTCCAGTTCCTAATTGTGAACCTGCTGTACCTAATGACTCTAAACCAGTCATAGCTTCACCAGCTAAATTACCTATTCCATCTAATATAGCACCTCCTATCAAATCAATACCCATACTCATAACCATATTACCAAACATTCTTCCAAAGAAACTACCACCAAATAAACCACCACCTCCACCTTGTGATTTGTTAAAGTCTATTCTTGTAGCTTCAAGATCATAAAACTGAGCAACTGTAGCATTATGATTTTTTCCATATTTTTCAATCACATTACCTTTTACAGTTTCATTTTTATTACCATTAACCTCTATGTTCCAATCACCTTTTATTCTAGTAAAACAACTTTCATCTATAGTTAAAAAACAATTTCCTTTTACATATACATGATTTGTATTTGCTATAATTTCATAATTCTTTCCTACTACCCTAGTATGTTTATTACCTAAACTATTGACTTCAGTAAAAGTTCCAGACTTATGATATTCGTGTATTCTTTCAGCTCCAGGAGTATTATCATATTCTTTTATATGTCCTGCTTTAGTTTCAAATACTTGATTGTCTGGATAAGTTGAAAAAAATTCACTTGATGGCTCATCATACTTTGCTTGAGTCTGAGCTATAGGAATACCTTTTATTCTTCTACTTTCTTTTTCTTGTAAAATTTTGTGTGGTATGTCAATATCATTTCTGGCTAATCTATTTGTATCAGGTTCTTCAGTTAAACTTGGATAAACACCATCAGGATCATTGAAACCAAGTTCAGAGTTTGGAGGTGTTGAAGGAATACCAGGAATAGTTCCCATAACCATTGGTCTTTGTCCATCTTCTCCATCTAAGAAAAAACCCATAACCCAACTACCGTTAATTAATCCTGTAGGTGAATTTCCAACTCCAGAATTGCTTGTACTTGTAACTGGCATCAATACTTGAGCCCAAGGTAAATCATCAGTTGGTAATACATTTTTATCTTTACTATGCCATTCAAAACATCTTACTCTAACTCTTCCAGTTTTTAATGGATCCTTTATAGACTCTACAATACCAATCCACCAAACAAAATTTCCAAGTCCTAAGTAATCTCTTTTAATTTTTTTCATAACTATCTGTCTAAAAAGTTAGGTCTAGGTAAAGGATTAATTGGAAGACCTGCTACTGGAGTAGTTTGTCTATCTAAAGCTAAGAAGTCAAAACTATCACTAACAGCATCAAAAGTAGTTAAATATGTAAGCGTAGAAGCATCATAGGTTTGTCTTACATTTGTTATTAAAAATAAAGGTCCTCCATGTGACGATTGATCACCAAATAATTTATTATATCGTTCTGAATATTTTAATGTATCATCTTCAAATCCTTTTCTAGGAATATATAATCTAACTAAATCTCCTATCTTTAGATTACTATTGCCTGGTACCACTACTCTTAATTTAAAATTATCTAAAGTAGCTCTATTGGCAACTTTATTAGTTAATTTGATATGTTTCTTAGAAGGATAGTTTGTAAAATGATCTTTGAAGTTATTGTATCCTTTTTTTACTAAACAATATTTTATATAAGGAGTATCTAAATAATTTGAAACTTCTCTTGTTCCATATTCTCTAGGAGAAAATTTAGCATCATCTCTTGTATCCAAATTTGAAGTAGTGAGTTCTGTAACAAAATATCTTGTATTTGTTGAAGATACTTCATCTTTATCTGCAAAATCACTTTGACTTGAAATAATACCTTGTGAATTTAATTTTGACGTATCTCTCATTATATTTAATTTTTCAAAATCTTCTATATAATTAAATTTTTGACTATCGAATCTTTTAGTTAACAAATCTATCCCAACAACTCTATTAGCAAATAAACCATTTTCAAAATTATTAAAAGTATCAGATTGGTGAACAAAATCATACTTTAATATTATTTCAGAATCTCCTGGATCTTGTGGATGTATATTAGTACCATTACTTTTAGCAGCTTGATCGCCAACAACATATGATTTAATTGAACCTTCTCTTTCTTTATAATCTTTCAACTCTTTCATAGTCGTTAAATGAAAACCTAAGTATGTTTGAAATAAAATATATTCTTCGTTGTTTGTTGGATCTGGACTTGATGTATTATCTAACAAATATTGAATAGCTTCAAAAGGAGGAACACCTGGAGGTAAATAATAAACAGGCTCAGTATTATGTTTTATGCCTTGTCTTTCTATACCATAAAGTTTTTTAAAATTAGACTCCTCATTTGAAGTTAAAGATTTAAAAGACTCACTACCTTTAAAATGTCGGTTAAATATTTCTTCTATCTTTCTAGTTGAAGATTTTGATGGGATAGAGGTGTTAAACAATCTTCTTAAACTACTTAACCTATCAGATGTAACTGGCGTTTCTTCATTAGATACTTCATTCATCAATCTAATGTTTTCTATACAATGTAAAACAAAAGCATTTGCTCTTTCTGCTTTTTCAAAACTTTTTCCAACTTTGTAAACTTTAAAAATTCTGGTGATTTTTTCAAAACCATCAGTTTTGTTATTTGAAGTTCCTGTATTTGCAGGAGAGATATAGTTTGGCGAATGAGTAAACCTTTTTTTTTCATAATAAGATCTATATGTTATAGAAACAAACTCCTCACCTATTATAGGAAAATTTTCAACTAAACCTTTAGAATCAATTATTACTAAATCACAAGAATTAGTATAATCAAATAAATCTTCGTAAATATTAAAATTAGCAACCATTGCAGTAATGTTAAGAGTTCTAATATTGTCTTTGGATCCAAATGGTTGAACTAAATTTATTTCTAGATCTAAAATATCTAGTGCGTGTTTTTCACTCATGTCTAACTACTAAAAATATTTTCAGCTTCTGAAACTATCTGACTAACATACCTAGCATCTAATATTTTAATTTTTCTTTTATTATCATTTTGTTCAAGATAATAATCATAAGCATATATTATTTCTCTTTGTGAGGCAACTAAACTATTGTAAGTATTTAAATCCACTACTATAGTTCTTTTTGGTACAATTATGTTATCAAAAGTTACTGACTGATCATTTAATATTTGTCTATATTCATATACAGTAGTTTGTGCTGTACTTACACTACCATATAAACTTACCATATAACTATTGAAGTTGTCATTATTTAAAGGCCAATCATAATAAGGATCAATTATATCATTAGATAAAAATATAATCCAATCTAATCTTGGATCACCAAAAAACCTATCAGCTATAGTATCAGGTCTATCTTCATCTTGTACCAAATAATCATAATGAACAACAAATCTATTTTTAACAGCATCTCTTATTTTAAATCTTAAAGATATATCAGTTAATAATTCAAAATTACTATTTTTTTTAAGACTATAGTTAACACTTGGAAATCCTGTAAATAAAAAACTCATTACTTTCCTTCTACAATATCTTGTTTGGTTAGTATTTTTACTTCTGTAAAAGTTAATTGTAAATTAACTACAGCTGGAGCTAGATCATGTGTTAGTGTAGTAGCATCATCTGTTCTTGCAGATTTATTATAATACAATGGAGTACCTTCACCGTGATATTCAACTTGAATATTATTACATATACACCTATCAAATGCAAATGTATCTTGGTTTGAATCTGACAATTCAATTTGAAACTCAGCAGGATATCTAAAAAAATGTCTGCCTTGAGAATATTCAGGAGCAGCGGCTAATTTAAAATTTTTAATTAAACTTTTTATTCTTGCACTTTCAACTAAAGATTTTGGTCTTAAATCAAATGCAAAGGTAAATGATCTAAATTCAGGAGATTCGTAAAGTAAAGCCAAGTGAGGATTTCTAGCTATACCTCCAGTAGCAAAATTTGAAACTATACTTTGTCTAATTCCTTCTCCTACAACAGCTCCACCTATACCAAATCTGGATCCAAGTAAAGGTCCTATTTCAGTTCCAAATGCAGATACACCTAAACTTAATAAACCTTCAGGACCAACTTTTCTTGCAGCTTGTCTTCCTGCTGTCATTAAATTAGTTCCTAAATCTTCTAATTTATTTGATTCTTGTACTGCTTTTTTCAAATCACCAAATAGAGATGCACCTGCAGATCCTAAAACTCCTAAATTATCTCCTTTATAATTTTGTGAGTAACTTGTTCCTAGATTATTAGGTAATGGAAGATACATTTCTGCTAGCTTTTCACCTGGACCATTATTACTTTCTTCAGATAAAACACTCCTAGCTCTATATCTTTCAAATATTGAAAATTTTATATAATTATCAATACTTTCTATAGTTTCAGGAAACATTACTTCCTTGGCGTATGAGTTATTGAAAGCAGATGGACTTTCAAATTGTTTCATTATATTTTCTTGTTCACCAAAACTCTTTGATAGTTGACTGAGTATATCTGGTGTACCCATATCTCTTGAGTCGTAATGAAATGAAGCAGTTTGTTGTTTAGCCATTTGACTTTTCCTTCTAATTGGTATATACTTTCTATATGACTATAGGTAAGTATAAAGGCAGATTCAAACCCAAGTTTCCTAAAAAATATAAAGGTGATCCTACTAATATTATTTATCGAAGTTCTTGGGAAAAACAATGTATGTTGTATTTTGATAGAACAGATAATATTTTAGAATGGCAAAGTGAAGAATTGTTTGTTCCATATAAACATCCAATAGATGGAAGGATCCACAGATATTTTCCAGATTTTTTAATAAAAGTTTTAAATAAAGATAAAAAAGTTGAAACTATAATGGTTGAAGTTAAACCATTCAAAGAAACAAAAGAGCCTAAAATACAAACAAGAAAGACTCGTAGATATATTAATGAAGTTAAAACATATGCAATAAATACTTATAAGTGGAAATATGCAAGAGAGTATTGTGCAGATAGAAGATGGAAATTCATTATTATAACAGAAAAGGAATTAGGTAGAAGACCTTGGTAGCATATATTTTTAATACATTACTTGAAGAAGGTATACAGTCTGGTAAAGCTCCAGGTTTAACATTAGAGTCACGTGATTGGTCCT